AGCATCCATATCACAAAAGCAACAAGTAAATTCCTTAATAGCATAAATCTTACGACCACCATTCACATAAAAATAAACATCGGAATGATTGTCTATATTAGCACCAGTTGCTTCGTTAAGATTATCGGTATGATTCATACTACTAATCTTTTTACGAGGATTGCCGTTGTATACAAATATATGATTTTGCCTAAAAGAAGCCAAAAATCTTTCTCGGTCAGAGGCACAACCATTCGCATACACATTGTTCTTTTTATCAAAGGGATTGAATCCAAGATCATCGCTAAACATTTGCTTTCCTTTTTCCAACTTCCTACCTACTTTTTGATATTGGGATAGTGAACATCGCTATCAAGAGCAATATCTAAAAGATGGCCGAGAGAATCGAACCCTCGTTATTAGCAACACAAACTATTAGATGTCGCTAATAAGACCCACACGCCACCTGACTTAATCAATACTGAGTATCGTAATCCTCATCCTCGTAATCTTCTTCCTCGTCTTCATCGTCATACTTATTCCAATAAGCATCATCATACTCATCATAGAGTTCTTCTTCCTCATCATAATAGGAGTCTTGACTAAACTCGCTTTTATAAAGAGGCTTAAGGAGTTCTCCTTGATATTCTCCAACAACTTCATAGCGACAAGTGCGAAGTTTCTCGCAATTACAATCGCTTGGAACACTAACAACATCACGCGGATTAATTTTAACAATCATGATATGATCGCCACTATCAGCACTTCCATAATTAGCAACGTAATTCAAAGCGCCTGCATGAAGACCGTTTGAACATCCACGACCACGATCATCATCAACTCTTGATCTGGTCATTTGACATACTTTACCAACATGATTATCAAACTTACCAGCATACTTATCCATATAGTCACTTCTAACTGCCTTATATGCCAAGAAATGACCGTCCTCAGTAATGGGTAGATGCTCATGTTCCAAGAAATCATACAGTTCCTTTTGACTCTGCATACTTGGATTTTCCATAAGATTGTTCAGAAAATTCACAAGTGGCTGGAATGGCAGACCCTTGCTCATAAATTCAAGAATACGCTTACTAATACTGCCGTGAACTTCTTCGCCCTCAAAAAGGACTTTACCGTTCTTGACTTCAACTAAACCATCACTAAATGTAGAAACCGCTTTCTCAATATCGACCAACTCCAGCAGTTCATTTTCGCTAGCGGTTGGAAGTACGTCCAAAATCATTCGATAGTTCAAATGATCCGGCAACACTTGATACGCTTTATTATTCAGAATAAGCGTCAAATTACCATCTACCCACATAAACGGAACACTCATTTTAAACTCCTTATTACCCTTTTACCTGTGAAATTATTTAATCATCGAACCCAAAGTTGTTCTCAACTCTTCAATCTTATCTTCGCCACCGATACTGCAATACCATTCGGGGGCCGAATAATAACTGTTATGATGCAATTTAAGCGGATTTGAACTAGGAATCTGATTCAAACTCGCCTCGTTGCGATCAAGACAACTAGCAACAATATACTTCATCATCGGCACACTGTCAATGGCGACTCTAAGATTTTTTCTCAAATCGTCCATTTTCGATATGTTCTTGAAAAACTCCTTATGACTATCGCTTTTGGTGATAATCTTATTGGTATAGTCTTCACTATAAACATTGTTGATAACATTTTTTAGTTCAATATAGTCCGAATGATATTTCTTAATCTTTTCTGGATCGATACCATTCAAGTTATATTCTGCTAGAATAACAGTCATAACAGCATAGTAATCACTCTTGGTGCAAAACTTAAAATCAAAATTGTTGTGTAGGACATTCGCAAAGAAATTTATAACCATCCATTGATCTACCAATTTGCACAACGTAGTATTACCAATATAGGTACGATAGTTAATGCCAAACAGGTTAATAATTTGCGTTACAATCTTGCGATCCGTATTGCCTCTGCTGTAATAATAATTACTTCTTTCAAACTTATCTTCCAGATCATATTGGTTTTTACAGAATTCGACAACATCTTTATAGATAGAAACCTTGTCGCATAGACTGCTCATGGTTTCCTTTAGTTTGGGCTTAAGCCAAGAGTTAAGATCAACAAGATCATAGCCCTGTTTCTTAAGTTTGTCTACGGAACTTTGCTTGATAGCAAAAACATTTGTGTCCTTAAACAACTTGTGAAGCAGATGTTTTTCGTCGCCCATAATAGCATTGATCTTATTGATCTCTGGATATGATTCTATTGAAGCATATCGAAGGATCGGAATATATACAATAGTACTATCTTCCAGATCATCCATCATCGATTCTGTTAATTCTCTAAGAGAAGAGGAGTCGTTAAGATCATTGCCAGACAAAACCATCTTTTTATCTGCGTCAGCAGAAGAACTGAGAACAAATATTTCGTCTGCACTAATCTGACCAGTAGTACCTCTGCTGGTTCGCTTGGTTCCGCTACTGAGCAGACTACGATAGTCCGAAGTCTTTAGAAGATTATCTTCTCCACCAATATCTACAAGTAGTTGTTTGAAATTATTAACATCTGTACTCTTTGGGTCATCGCTATTAACCAAGAGATATGCAAAACAATCATTTTGATTGCAATATCTAGTAACAATCTTCTTGGCTGTTTCAGCACTACCAACATCACACAAAAAGAACACCATCTTGCCGCTCTTTTTGGTATTTTGCCAATAAGCAGCACCCTTGCCCTGCAAGGTTTCATGATGGATTTTATCGGTAAGATAAACCATGCGGCGACTACGATATCCCGCTGTTCTCCAGTTGATAACATACAACTGGTCTCCCTTTTTCAGTTTATACTCAAGGTCTTTACCGCTAGTCAATTCATGAACATCATTATTAATATCTGTCCAAGAAGCACCGGCAGTATATCCACCAGCGATATCACCAAGATTATAGTATGTAGAATATGCATCGACTAGATTGGTACATTCGGCAATCTTTTTGGTCATATCCTCCTTGAGTTGCAGATAAATGTCTTGTGTTCTCTCACGCAAAACCTTAATAACATTCTTTGTGTACTGCAAACCCTCTCGACTAACATCCATTTCCAATTCGCCAATACCAAATTGGATCTCCAAATAAAGACCCGCATGAAGAATTTCTTGAACTAGACTCTTCCAATTAGCAACATCTGCTTTCTTAAAAGTCCTATTCCATCGCTGAATAGCGTCGTTAGTTTCTTCTTTTTCTTCGCCAATGATCTTGTCAGTAAGAATCGGGTATGCGATATTACCCATGATAGCAATAACACCACTACCAGCACTATGCCATTGACTAGGATATTGATTATTGTTACCAGAAACTCTGCCGATCTTCCATCCCTTGCCATCAATAACAACATTGTTATGAGAATACGAATGGTCTTGCAGAGTTTGACAAACGCCGCCCTCAATAATGGGCTTCATCTTAAAATAATGGAAAATTCTCTTGGCCTTAGTAGAAAATTCAGTAAAATCATACTGCTTAACAGCAAATGAAATTTCCAGACCATTTGGTTCCTTTGTTTCTGTGACTCCAAAAAGATTCAGACTAGGAACACCATTTTCATCCATAGCGGCAATATAGTGGTATGCCTTACCATTAAAATAGGAAGTGCTGCTAAAACTCTTTGTATAAGCAAAAGGGCTCTTTGAGCCAAGACCTAAACAGCCGACAAAATCATTGCTATCATTCTTATTGCTAGCACCATAGGTTGTATAGAGTTCTTCCATATCGCTTTGAGACAATCCCGTACCATAATCTCGCACCGTAAAATTAGGATTGGCCTGAGTAGGAAGGGTTACTTTAAATGGGTTTTTATTACCAGATGCAATATGGGCATCGTAAGCATTAGTAGACAATTCACGAATAACTGCCATTACTTTGTCGGAATAAAGAGAGTCCGACAAAATCTTAAACATTTTACTAGTTTGTGCAATCGTAAACTGATTGCTGCTATCCAAACCCCTACTGTGAATCTCTACTGTGCGATCTGCAAGTTTCATCGTTTACTCCAAAAGTCTGTTGATCGTTCCTGTGATGAACCAAGTATATCATCGGCAATCGCTGTTGTCAACCTTGAGTTTGGTTTTTGTTTGCTAGTCTAACACTAATATAGCCACAATAAATTGGAATCAATCCAATATACCATACAGGGATAGCGGTTAAACAAAAATTAATACCAAGTAAGATCGAAATAATAGATAATATATAGACTATAACTGATGGAAATTTTAATTTAGCACAAAGATAGGTGATTGGACCAATTAATAAACTAAATAGAATTATGATACTAACTAATAGTGCTAAACTAACCATTAATCATCCTCTTCATAGTCCTCATGGTTTTTTTCCCATTCATTTACTTCTGGAAGCCATCCTTCATTTGATTCATAATCCTCAGATTCTTCATCTGCTATATTTTCAGCATCTTCAATAAAGATCGTTAACATATTTAATAGCTCTAAAATTTGATCAACCTTAGAATCTATAACAGAAATTTCTTGTTTAAGATGTTGAACATCTTTATCTATACTAGATAGTTGTGCTAAAACATTATTATCTGTTTTATGTAAATTGTCATTATGTTTATTTACATTATCGATGTGGTCGTTGATATTGCGTGACATAAAACTCCTTTAATTTAGTAATTTGTATTCCTTTAGATCTCCATTTTCAAATATCTTTTTATTCTCATAAGGAGTTGCCGCCCTACGATAAAACTCTTGCTTGATATTTTCTAATACACCAGTTATAATCGCAACTTTAGGGTATGAAATATTCCCCATTAATTTGCTTATTATACGAGAAAATGCGTAGTTGATATCCCCGGATATTCCTAGTAATTCCTCATTGGTGATTGTTTGCTTATCTGTATTAGAATACGAGTCAATATTCTGTAGTAGATGTTTGATTAATTCATCTATATGTGGATCTAGTGAAGATCTAATATGTTCTTTAATATAAGGCATAATAATTTATCCTTTGGTTTTTTTTGAGAAATCTGATAATTAAGATTTTATATCATCCTCTGGACATTCACAAGTATATCGATTACAATAACAACATTTTGGGCCGGGGGCAGCAAAACCCCAAGCGTTAGAAATTCCATTAAAACTTTCTTTACCAGTATCTATGCATACCAATTTATTTGAGCCGTTTCTTGAAACCAGTCCTACATTATACCAATGACAATCCCAAAATTTCATACCAGTCTTTTCAAGGATTTGTTCAACCAATTTTTGTATAGATTTCATGTTCGATCTTGTGTGTTTTATCGGATAGGCTTTCTCTATAATATAGCCACAGTCGCTAGGTTCGTCATTGTTCCAACCATCTTCTTTGCAAAAATGTAGTTTGCACACAGAAGAAAAAATCTTTGGAGCCAAATCATGCTGGCATAATTTTTTATGTATTCTATATGACTCTAATGCTGTGGTTTTATTCTTAAACTCTTTAAAAATTAAACCATTGTGATCTTTAATAGGATAAACCTGACAATAGCCGCCTTCGTCAAACCAGTCGCTATAATCTATTAGGTAGTTTGTGGCAATATCTATCATCTTAGTAAGATACTATTTGAACATCCTCGCCAGTTAATTCATATAGAAATACAATCGCATCTTTTATATCAAAAAAGTCTGCTATTACGCGACGAGACTTTGGGATTTTATTTTTATAAACACCATATACTCTATAAAATGGTTCATCATATGCATTAGCACTGTCTAAGTATTCTGCTGCGGTATTTATTTCGTCTAAAAAAGTACCTCCATTATAGTCATTGTATTCTCTAACTGTTACTATTTCAAATTCAGAAAATAAAGACTTATGAGAATCCAATTTAACTGAGCCACGACATAATCTATTAACCATGATCTATCCTGTATAGAGGTATTACTTTTTCTTGATTATCGTATGGATTATTTTGAAGCCTCAAATCATACAAATCTCCACTATCATTAGTTTTAGCGTAGGCAACTGGTCGCTTCAATAAATCTTTTAGTTTTTCTATTTGTTCGACTAGGTTTAGACATTGGTTGGTCTGTTCAACAGCAAATTCGTTTGCTTTATAAACTTCCTGAGACCATTCTAAGGCTTTAATCTTTGTCTTTTCTACTTCTTCACGAAGTCTTTTCAGATTATCTTTAGCGTTATTGACAAAAAATAAATCTGCTCCACTAGCCCAAGCAAAATCAATAATAGAATCTAGCGGATTTGAAATCTTAAATAAGTCATCCATTATTATTGTCCATTCTTAGTATATAAAAAACAGCACTGACTACACAGATAAGATATTACAAGGTTGAGTATTTTTGGGCCTTTATCCAATCTGCATA